GGGTTCGATTCCCGTACGGACTGTTTTAAAAGTCGCATAAACACTGTGTTTGCGGCGTCTTAAAAAACTTTGGTACTCAAAATGGTACTCAAAAACTGAACACAAAAGAAAGGAGTCTGCACAAGTGCTTTAGATTCTTTCTGAAAATGGTAGACTTGGAACGCTTTAGGCGTTCTTTTTTATGCGGTTTTTCTGCTTATTTTTTGCGGAAGAACCGTATTTTTTTATGCAAAAATATAAGCATAGGAGGGATGCGGAATGTTATTTACAGATGAAATTCTTGAAAAAATCTTAATAAGAGAAGATGTGTCAAAAGTTCCGCTCGTGTATCAGTCAGCTATGATTCACGCAATCAAGGAAGTATTGGAGGAAGAGAATGTATCAGATGCAAAATCAGAATATGACATTTAACCCAAACCCAAGCTATGCCGCATATCAGTACAATCCAATGCAGAGGTTTCAACAGCCAGAGCCACAGATCCCGCAGATGCAACCGCAGTTTCTTGGTATCCAAGGAAAGGTAGTGCAGTCGGAATCAGCAATCATGGCGAATGATGTACCTATGGATGGAAGCGTTGCGTTTTTCCCAATGCAGGACATGAGCGCAATCGTTGCGAAACAATGGGATGCCAATGGAACAATCAGAAAGACCGTTTACAAACCTTTTAATGAGCAGATGGCAGATTCTTCGAGTGATGATAAAAGAATCGAAATAGGGCTATCTGATGATGCGACAAAGGCTATTACTGACAAATTAGATTGTTTGTTTGGAAAGATGGAAGAGTTGGAAGATAAGTTATCTTCGCAAACGCAAAGAAAATCTTCACGAACACAAAAGGAGAGTGAGTCTTAATGAATCCTATGCAGATGTTACAGGGAATGAGAAACCCACAGCAGTTTTTACAACAAATGATGGGGAACAACAGCGTAATGAGCAACCCTATGGCGCGCAATGCTATGCAAATGGCACAAAAGGGAGATTCCAAAGGCATTGAGCAGATGGCTAGGAATTTGTGCAAAGAAAAGGGGATTGACGCAGATAAGGCTTTTGAGTCATTTAAAAGCCAATTAGGAATGTGATACTAATTCTTGCAAGATTATGTATATAAAAATGAATTATGGAGGTAAATTCTATGTTTAACACAGGTAATTGTGCATCCGTTCCGCTTGTAGCGAACATTGACGGAAACGGAAATAACAATGGATGGGGCGCAGAAGGCTCATGGTTATGGTTCATTATCGTTATCTTTGCCATCTTCGGATGGGGTGGATTCGGTAACGGATTCGGAGGAAACGGAATGAATGGTGGTGTCGGAAGCGAAATCCAGCGTGGATTTGATAATCAGGCGGTTGTGTCAAAACTTGACGGAATTACAAACGGACTTTGTGACGGATTCTATGCAGTGCAAACAGGCATGAACGGCATCAACACAAACATTTTGCAGACCGGGTTCGGCATTCAGCAGGCTATCAATGCTGATACAGTTGCTAATATGCAGAATACAAATACATTACAGTCACAGCTTGCTAACTGCTGCTGTGAAACAAGAGAAGCTATCCAAGGCGTAAACTACAACATGGCACAGAACACTTGCGCATTGCAGAACACCATGAACAGCAACACGAGAGACATTATCGACAGCCAGAATGCAGGAACACGCGCTATTCTTGATTATCTCTGCAATGAGAAAATCTCTAGCTTACAGGCAGAAAATAATGACCTTCGCAGAGCGGCTTCACAGGATCGTCAGAGTGCATTACTTACAACTCAGATGGCAGCTCAGACACAGCAGATTATCAATGCAGTAAATCCGTCTGCCATTCCGGCATATGTTGTACCTAACCCAAATGCTTATGCATATGGATGCGGATGCAACACAGGATGTGGCTGCTAAAACTAAATAATTGAGTATCTTAATTGAGTTTAACTCAATCATGTCTGCTATGCAGTATTACTTATAATCAAAGGGCAGACTATAATGTTTGCCCTTATTTTTGTGAAAGAGAGGTAAAAATAATGGAAGTAACAGGAATTGCATTACAAACCGTTGCTGCTGGAGAAGATGTTGCGTTCACAGAAACAGCAGTGAACGGAACAAAATGTATCGTACACAGACAGGGAAGTGGAATTATCAAGCTAAGAGGTATCACCAATCAGTGCAAAGCTAGATTTTTGGTATCGTATTCCGGCAACATTCAGATTCCGACAGGCGGCACAGTTGGAGAGATTTCGCTTGCCATTGCAGTAGACGGAGAGCCTTTACAGTCAACAAAGATGATCGTGACCCCTGCGGCAGTTGAGAATTTCTTTAATGTATCAGCACAAGCATATGTTGATGTGCCATGCGGTTGTTGCAGTACCGTAGCCGTGCAGAATACGTCCACACAGGCTATCGAGGTTCAGAACAGTAATTTGATTGCAGTAAGGGAGGCTTGATATTATGCATAAGTTTGCGAAACAGATTATGGATTGCGTGAAAGCCCACGTTGACGGAATCGGAATCGAGAATTTTGAAGGACAAAACCTTGATGATCTCAAGGATTGGACGGAAATTGCAAAGAACATCGTATGCTTTGACAAAGACTATAACATTGTTGAAGCAATGAAAAAGTCTGAAAATAACGAGGATATTATGCGTATGCTTGAACAGTACGAGGATTATCCAGACAGAAGATTTTACGACCATTACCGCTATGCAAATGGCAGATTCGCACCGAAAGGACGTGGAACACGCAGAGGATATGTAGAACCTCCATATTATCATCAGATGCCGGAAGATTACCGGGAATGGGAAAATATGTCGGATGCAGAGCGAATGAGAGACCTTGACAGAATGAGTATGGGAAAGATGTATTATTCAGAGCCTATGAGCGGAAATAACGGCATGAGTACCGGTACTCACGATGCAAGAGAGGGCAGAGCCGGTATGAGCCGGAGAAGTTACATGGAGACAAAGGAAATGCATAACGGAAATTCACCGGAAGATAAGGACGCAAAGATGAAAGAACTCGAAAAGTACATGAAATCTCTTTCGGAAGATGTGACAGAACTGTTTTCCGGTATGTCCCCAGAAGAGAAACAGTTGACCAAGACAAAGTTGACTACGCTTGTCACGAAAATGTAATAGAGAGGGCATTTTGCCCTCTTTGTTTGCGAGGTGGTAAATTGTTCACGATAAACAATGAAATGTGGAATTTGGTCAAAGTATCGCGTTACAGCGATATGCTACAGAGAAGTGATGGAAGCAGGACAGTAGGCATGACCGACAGGGACACGAAAACGATATATCTTGCGGATGATCTACGCGGAAGATTCCTTGACCGTGTGTTATGCCACGAATTGTGTCATGCGTTCTGTCTTTCGTATAATGTATACATGGATATTGACACAGAGGAAATTGTAGCAGACTTTTTGGCTACATACGGAAGAGAAGTATTTGAAATAGCGGACAGACTATTGATTGAACTTATGGAGGTTGTTGCATAATGGATAAAATTTCAGAACTCTTGCAGTACGTGCACCGGACGAATCCGGAAATGACTAGGGAAAAGCTGATAGAAGAGCTGAGTAAAAGTGACTATGCGGCTCGGTCTTTGATTTTTACGAAAGAAAACATCGTTGCGCTAGGGCAAAAATAAATCCGGCGGTTAGGCGGGTTTTTGATGAAAGAAAATTTTTTCCGCGCCCCAAAAAATATTTCGTAATTTTTTTGTACCCCCCTGGGGTAGCGTTTTTGGGGTCGAGATTCCATTTTCACGGATTTCCAAAAACGTGTAACAAACGTGCAACTATCTGCGGCATTCCGCAAATAACACAAATACACTATATGTTATGCCATATATAGATAATGCACCGATGATATTTGATAATATCACAGATCACAGGCAAACGCCAGAAGACGCTTGCCCGACTATAGTTACAATCTAGCATAGACCGCATTTTACCACTTGTCAAGATAGTTTTTCCCATCGTACCGGCTGTAAGTGTGCGTTATATTTTCCGGCTTTTGCGTGATCTGTAACCAATCGCCGCCGCGTTGCGCGGTTATTTTGATTTTTGCAGACTCCACCCATTCCACGCCATCAAACTTTGAGTAGCCGCACATTTTGCCGGATATTTCCAGATAACCAAGGGCAGACACCCGGCGCATGATTTCCCTTTTTCCGATATACTCATATTTTCCCATCTTTCCCACCTCCTTGTGTTACGTTTATTTGTCAATTTGCGCATGGAAACCGATTTCCATGTAGTCCGCGCTCCCGGAATCGAACCGGAACGGATGCACCAAACACGCAAAATAGGGCGGAAGAGTACCGCCTTAAATTACAACAAAATCCCCTTGAAATCCTGTTGTTACGATCATTTTTCCGTCAGATCTGCGGTACACAACGCCGCATCCGTCCGCAAAAGTTGAGAACACAAGCCATCAGGGCGGTGTAAGTTTTTCCCCGGTCTTATAATCCCGGAATGAGTAACGCGGAATAACGCCGCTTTTTTCTTGATCTAGCGCGTTGTTAATTGCTTGCGATTCTGTTACGATCTGCACACCTTTTCCCGTGTGCAAAATATATCTTTCTTCCATTTCTTATACCTCTTTCCTTTTATTTGCTCATTTTTGAGTAATGGCAAGCCGGGGAATCGAACCCCGGAAAAGCCGCCCTTGCCTATGCGATTGCTACAAGTCTATCGTTTCGCATTGTTCGCGTGTATTCTTTTCCACTTTCGTCGGAAATAATAACGCATCTGACGCTTTTTCCGCTCTTGGTAGGCTCAACGCTTTTTACCGTCTCGGTGTATCCAAAATTCCAAACTGTAACCATGCCCGGCTTGAGTTCTGCCGCCGGGATAGCGTTTCTTCTTTCATAAATTCCTTGTAATTTAACTGTAGCCATAAAATCAACCATCCTTTCATTGTGTACCCTGTCTCATCAGTGCAGGTGGGGCAGTTCCTGCAGACCGCCAGGAGTGGCGGTTTCGACTATTTCACTTGTTCTAAAATCTGTGTATATATAGACGGTTTCGATTCGTCAACCTCTTTATAGACGCATCCGCTATATACTTTATTTGTTGACCCTTTGCAGGACTTTCCAAAACTCTTACAGTTGTAGCACATTGGGTTATACTCCAATGCTTCAATGACTTTTCTGCGCGCCTTGCTTCTTTCTATCTGTTCATTTGTTGCAACCATTATATATTTTTCCATGTTCAAAAACCTCGCTTTCGTTTTCTGGTCTGCCATCATCAGAGCCGGGAGACCATCCCGCGGCTGACGCTCCAGATCGGAGCGTTTCGGCTATGCTATGCAGATTTCAAATACATCGCCTTGGACGTGTTCAAAATCGACTTTTTCAAAAATGCCGATTCCGTAAAAGTCGGCTGTGAGTTCCCCGAAGTGGTTATACTCAAACGCGATTCCGTTCTTTTTCAGTTCGTTGATCGCGTCACCGTTCTTTGTTGTTTCCCATGTAAAACGCATTCCCGTCTTTCTCATGTTTAAGCCCTCCCTATAAAATTTCCGAAATCTGTAAAATCTGTGCTTCGCTCAAATGATCAATAACAACGTTTCCGTTTACGTCGCTCAATTCGTATTCATCTGGAAGAGTAGCGAAACCGTCAAACTGGTTCGAAATATAATAACCTTTGCTTTCTAATAATGCTTCTGCCGCTTTCATATCTTTCATGTTGTTTTCCTCGCTTTCTGTGCTTCATTTGATGCTTGTATCATATCACTAAATTTAGTGACAGTCAATAGTAAATATCACTTTTTTTAGAAATATTTTTCTTGACTTTTCCAGATAGGAAAAGTATGATTGATTTAAGAAAATCTATATAGAAAGGAAGGTACGCAATGCTAAAATACAGATTTGATGTAGGGGACGCGTTGGAGCGCATCGGCTTTAACTCCTACATGGCTAAAACAAGCGGATTGTTAAGTCAAGAAACGCTCAAAAAAATAAAACGTGAGGACACAAATATAAATGCAAAGAGCATTAATAATCTTTGTCTGCTTTTGGATATGCAGCCGAAAGACATCTTTATATATGTAGAGAGTCCGGAAGATTTGGAACTGAAAAAGAAATTGCAAAAAAAATAAAATATCACTTGTAAAAGTGATATATGTGTGTTATAGTATAGACAGATCAAAGAAATAGAGCAAAGGCGAAAGTCAGGAAAGTGAGGAATATACCATGAAAAGAAATGATTTCAAAAAGATTATAAAAATTAGAAGTCAGTGGCAATTTACAGGCGATAATTATAAGTTGCCAAGCGGTGAGCCGATTTCCGTATATGTCAGAAAATTGGTTGAATCGCAGATGAATGTCGATAGCTTGGCAATATTGAAGAATGGGGATTTATCTTTTGCAACCGGTGGAGAATGGAACGATACAACAAAAGAGTTTGAATGTTATGTACTAATGCCAGCATTTCAGGAAAATGAGACTTGCGATTTTGACAAAATGGAAAAACGTATTGACGCCTTGGTTTACGAGCTGGTACAGAAGCAATAAGAAAGTGAGGAAAGAAAAATGATAGCAAATGAGGTTTTAAAAAATTTAAAGGCAATGATCGGAAAAGAAATTGATTTTGATGATGTTGTATGTGCGTTCGAGGATTTCGAAGAATACGGGGAAACAAACGTATATGTGGGAGAGAGCAACAATAACGGATATGATTATATAGCATATATTGACGCTCCGGAATCCACGCAATTTTTAATTAAAGTGAACCACGAGGACGTTATCGAAGACGTGTGGATGTTATAATGGACGAATATATTCGTTTTAACGGGAGCCGCGTAAAAAACATAAAAGGACAGCATTTCGGGCATTTGATCCCACAGAAAATAGTGGGTATAAAAAATAAATATGCAGTTTGGGAATGTCTATGTGATCTATGTGGTGGAACAAGAGAAGTTTCTGCAAAGCGTTTAAACTCCTGTAGTAACACGACGATGTGCGAAAAATGCACAAAAGAAAAAAGAAAAGAGCAATTATCCAGAAGGCGCGGAGAAAATACAATCGCTTCCCAAGATCTTACCGGGAAGCAATTTGGATTTTGGAAAGTTTTAAAAAAGGGCGAATGCATAAACAATATCCAAATGTGGGAATGTAAATGCAAGTGCGGTACCGTAAAACAGGTTACAGCCTACAACTTAATAAGCGGAAGGAGTACAAATTGCGGATGTATTGCATCTTATAACTTAATTGGGAAGCGCAAGGGTATGCTAAAGGTGACCGGGATCTCAAAGGAGGGCGGGTTGCACTGTATCTGCCAATGCGATTGTGGAAATGTAATTAAATGCACGGCGGCAGAACTTGGATGGAGACGGTCTTGCGGTTGCGCCGGAGAAATAGAAAAGGAAAAGCATACTAAAGTATCCATTGCTTTATATGGGAAAAAAATTAGGACAGATAATACATCTGGTGTCATTGGCGTCCGTAGAGCCAACGGAAAATGGGGAGCGGCAATTACATTCCAAAAAAAGGTTTATTGGTTGGGCACGTTTGACAGCATTAAAGACGCGGCAAACGCGAGAAAAGAAGCTGAAAACCATTTATACGGTGATTTTTTGGAGTGGTACGAGGAAACATATCCGAATGCAAAGAAAAATATCAAAAACAGAGAAAAGAAATCGAGTGGGAAAGATTAAACATCTGACCCACTCGTTTTCATCACTAAGAATATAATTATTTCAATCCTTGTATCCGGGGAATTGCTCCAGATACCACGCGCAGAGCATCCACTGCACGCGACGCAAAAACATAAATTAAATGTTTTGCTTTTACTAAAAAGACTATTGTTTCAATCCGTGGTCGCCGGGATCGCTGGCGGCACCACATCGGCAAGCATCCATGCCGTGTGACATATCTATAGTCTATCATCAGATCGGACAAAATGCAAGTAAATATTTAACAAGGGGCAGCTTTTCCGGCTGCCTTTTCTTTTTGCCATGTCCAAAATCAACAACGTTCCCGGGCATATCTTACAAAATCTTCGAAAAACCGTAAATAAACTATAAAACTTTTCTTAAATTTTTATAAACAAGGCTAATTGTATTAGGTCTTTGACAAGTCCAAAAATGATAGAATAGTATCAGTTTTTACAAAAAATCGTCTGACAATCGTCTGACATAAGGCGACACAATCGTCTGACGTCGCTTTTTCAGAACTATGTTTCTCTTTCTCTCTCTTTTTCTTAATCTTTTAAATTAATAATAATACACTGTATATAAAGCCTATAAATTTATTGTAAGTGTATATCCGCATATGCGCGCGGCGTAAGTATATAATACCGCCGTAAAAATTAAGGCTTGACTTTAAACCCGGAAATAGTGTATACCAAAAGCAGGGAGAAATAAAACGGATTGGAGGTGTGAATATATGCAGGATGTAGAGAATGTAGAGAATGTAGATCTTACAACCCTTATAGTGGATCTAGGTACAGTACAAATATATACATCAACTGTACAAGATTTAATAGACAACGCTTGTATAGAATTTCACATCGAAGATTTGTTAAAAGCTGGACAGAGACAGTGGAAGGCTGTTATGCAGTATGTTGGTATGCATCTATTCCCGGATACTAAAGTATTAAAGGACAAGAGTTTAAGTCCTCTTGGTAATGCAACTATACCGACTAATTGTAACAGATATGACAGAGAGGTATTATATAAACTTTGTGATTATTATATATATATCTCCAATGTGTATAGCAAGTTGGTAAGTACAGTAGCATTCAGTTATTTTTGTAATATACCTACGAACACAATGGATATATGGGCTAGTGATGAACCAAGTTCGCTGACTTTCAAGATGTGGCAAAAATTGCAGCGATCCCGTAAGGATTGTATCCTAGATCGTGCATATGATTCCAATAGCCCTGTAGGCACCATGTTCGTGGGAAATAATGAATTCGGCATGAATCAGCCCGGCATTGGCGATAATGCCACGCAACGCAAGGCAATCACAGCGCAGGAGCTGCCAAGATTGGACGAGAAAAAGAGTCAAGAATTGCACGCAATTGATACACAATTCACGGATGCAGCGGCAAATAATACGGTTTAAATTGTGTGTGATTATTCTACAATTCGCAAATGCAGTAATATCAAGGGGTGTAGCGTTTTAACTATTCGTGAACTATTCGGAAAAGTTAGGTTTTGCGAATAGTTGCAAGGGTATGACATGAATTGTATTAAAACAATTTGATTTTCACACAATGACAACAGAACGAAACGGAAAATATTTTAGATTTCCATGTTTGCAGAAAAAGGATGGGGAGGGGGTCTGGCAGAAAGACCACCGGGCGGCTACTAAGTTTCTCAAATTCCTCAAAAAATAAAAAGCCACTTACAGCACCCATTGACTTTCACCGTAAATAGGCTATAATAAATTTATAACAATTCACTTTCACGTTGCGAATCGCAACTACATTTCCAAAAAATTTTTTAAAAACAAAAAGAGGTCAAGCACTATGAGGACATTGATTGAGTATATTCGTTCATACCTCTGTAAGCATGATTGGGAGCTTTTGTTCAATACAGACATCATGGATGGCAATAAGTTATTTAATAGCATAAAAGTGTGTCGCTGCAGGAAATGCGGGTTAGAAAAGCGATACAAGGCTAGATAGGAGAACGAATATGTTAGATACCAATAGTTGTTGCGGCACCTACAAATATGGCTTATGTGTCAAGACAAACGGTTATGTTTGTTCAAACGGCGAAAGCGATTATGCCGCTGATTTAGTAGAATACATCCATTCATGCGATTTTTGGGAACAGAAACAGGGAAAACTGAAATGAATGAAACATTGATGAAAACCGAGTATTCCACAGCTTTTGATGAAAAGCGCAAAGGTCTGATTGAACAGTCGTATTACAAATACGGACCGGCAATAATGAATTTTGCAAACGGGAATGTGGATGCAATCGAAAGTTTGAAAATGAATCTTGCCAAGTTTGAAGAGACCGGGAATCTTGAATATCTGTGTGATGTTGCGAATTATGCCATGTTCCGGTTTATGTTTCCGCAGCAGGGCGAGTATTTCGAACATACGGACTCTGATTCATCTGCCGGGATCTTCGGTATGAGCGTAAATGAAATGGAACGATTCAAACAGGAACACAGCTTTGAGGATGGGAGATATTGATATGGCTTTGAAAGTTATTGCAACAGCGGCAGATGCCCTCGTAATACTGGGACTTATGAGAGAACAGGTAAAACAAAAAGACAATTCAAACGCAATGGGGTATTTGCTTTCATACGCGATCTTTGCAATGAATATTATGGTCATTTGGAAATGATGGGCTATCGCCAAGTGGTAAGGCACAGGATTTTGATTCCTGCATTCCGGGTTTGAATCCCGGTAGCCTAATTGGTTACATGCTGACGTTTCATGTAATCACGTATGTTTTCCATACGTACTTGAACCCTTGGCTGAGTGATTCAAGCATTTGGGTTCCTTCTTTCGCCACTAGGACGATTCTGTTAAGGACGGTGCGAGACCGTCCGGTTGTATTCTATCATGCATCTATCCCACGGTGCATGAGTCATGAAATTAGATGGTGGCGGAATAGGTAGGCGCGCAGATGGAAGAGACAGGACAAAGATTAAAAACTCATGGTTGAAGTCCTATGGGTTTGATTCCCTCCAATGTGAACAGTGCACGGTTTATGTGAGGTGCAAATCCTCACCCACCTACTCGGTCAAATTATGCTGTCTGTTTGCAGGCGGTCTATGTTTTGGCTGAAAATGAGTTGCCGGTGAAATGCTGTAAACCGGATAGTGCCATGCATGGCACGAAAAACATATTGCTAACCGTCTTGTGGCGGTTATGATCGGTTAGTCGAGTGGTAAGACACCACCCTTTCACGGTGGTAACACGAGTTCAAATCTCGTACCGATCATTTAAACATGATTACCTCGGTTATTCGGCAGTGTTCCCATAATGGTATTGGAGCCGGTTGCTATCCGGTCGGGCGTTTATTCGCCTTGTAGGTTCGAGTCCTACACACTGCGTTTGCTCGAAAAAGTCGGGCGTTGATGTGTGGCGGAATGGGTAAACGCTATGAAATGTCTATTGCAAAATGCAATACAGAGAAGGTATTTCTCAGGGACATTATGAGAAAGTAAATCTTTTCTGCGAGGTTCAAATCCTCGCCACATCAATTCAATTACATTTGTTACACATAAAAGACGCGGGATCTCACGAGGATTCCGATTTTTGCTATGATTGGGGGCGTAAGAATGTGTGATTTTTGTCGTAATAAAAAGAAAATCATTGATGGTAAAGGAAATTTAGTTCTTTTTGGAGCTGAAAATAACATGATTTTCGACAATAGCGATGGAAAAGAGGTTGCAGGAGCCGTAAAAATTAATTTTTGCCCTATCTGCGGAAGAAAGTTGGTGTAATATGTGTGATTTTTGTGGCAATGAATCGAAACAAATAATTGATGACAGAGAGAAGGATTCTATTTTGTATATTTCCGATTCAGAAAAAGACATAAGAATTTTTCTTGAATATCTCAAAAAGAAGATGGACAACAACGGAAAAGAATGTTTCTTAGATGGAGAACATGATATTTTAAAAACAGAAAATTACAATGTTGTCTGTAAAAGTATTCATGGTACTCTACTTGGAGTCGGATATGGGTATTGTCTACATTACTGTTTTTCGAGAAATTTTGATAAGAGTAAGTGCAACGATATGGAAAAATGCTCGATGGAAGAAATTATTACGCACACAAGAGAGGGAGCAAGAGAAATATCAGGACTTGATATTTTATGTATGCTAGGGTTAGTTTGAAAGGCGGTGGAATGATGGTTACACAGAAAGATGTCCACAATAGTATAGTTGTAAATGCAAGCGTTTGGCAGAAAAGATATTTATCATTACAATGCGGCGGAAGCGTTGAAAAGATAAAGGAAGTCGAACAGGCAATGGCTAATATGATTAACGGCATTAGCAAGGCTCTTGAAAATAGCGGAACAGATTATTTGAATAAACTTGATTTGTAAGCGAGGGATTTTATGAAACATCAAAAAGAATGGCGCACCTGTGACAGGTGCGGTGCTGAAATTGAAAAAGGAATACTGTGCGGAAATTCGGTTACAAGAAACGGCGTTTTTAATACCACATACGACTTGTGCTATAAATGTATGGAAGATTTTGAGGAGTTTATGAGAAATGACTGTAAATATGGGAACCAAAACCTATGAAATGAGCCGCAAGCAGGCAAAAGCTATACTTGGAACGGCTAAGAAACTTGCAAATTGCAACATATACGGCATTGAAAAAGGTAATGTGGTGATTATGCTGAATGAAAAGTATGAGGAAGATATGAGCCTTAAAAAAGCCGTAGAGGAGTATAAGAAGAAAGGGTTCAAGGTGCATTGGAAATGAAAATAATCAAAGAAGGCAGCCTTAGGTACGAAAGAAAACCTTTAAAGTTTGAGTGTAAGAATTGCAAAACCATTTTTGAAGCGGAAAAGACTGAATATCAATATTGCGGAAATCAAATAGAAGGTGACAACTACAAGTGTGAATGTCCGTTGTGCCACAAAACAGTATATTACAGCTAAAACGATATTACCGGCTACAGATTGATTGTAGTCGCTAACCTAGAAAAATTATAGGCAGAGGTCAAGGCACTTCTGCTTTTGCGGAGGTGCTTTTTATTTGGCTTCAAAGCAGTTAATCAATGCAGTAAATGGATATGAAAACTACATACAGAGAAAAGGCGTTGATGAACAGGTAATAGATGCCCTTTTGAAAGCGTGCAATGTGGCTATTCGGACAGAAAAAGATGTTGACTACGGATTGACTATAACCGAAAGAACAAAGGCTTTAATCAACGAATATACGCAGAAAAATGCGGGCGGTAGCATATGGGAACTTGAACGATATGCGCAGAATCACGACATTAAAGGCGGATATAAACTTGTGGATCAGTTCTATGAAGTCTTGCGGTTAGAGAGCTTTTATCGTTTTGAGAGTTTCATCTACTTTATGGAGCGAAAAAGGAATTGGAGTAAACGGTTTTATTATCCACGCCGAAAGACGCTGAATATAGTTGCCCAAGATCTTGAAGATTTGGAAAACCGGAAGATTAAATTTTACGGATTATCAATGCCATCGCGTGTCGGTAAATCGACCATCTGTATTTTCTTCCTATCGTGGGTGGCTTTGCGCAGACCAAACAGCCATAGTGCTATGGGTGGTCACTCTGGTATTTTGGCAAAAGGATTTTACAAAGAACTGATGAATCTTTTTACCACGGAAGAATATACCTTTGCTGAACTTTTTGCTTATTGGCATCCGGAATACGCAAACGCAGCACTTCCGACAGACAAGAGTGCTGATGAATTTACAATTACGCTTGGAGATCCGGACAGATTTGCAACCGTAACGTGCCGTGGTATTGATGGAACATGGACAGGAGCGGTCGATGTTTCAAAAGATGGATATTTGTATGTCGATGACTTGGTTCGTGATCGAGAGCATTCATTAAGTCCTACTCGAATGGAAAACACATATCAAGAGTACCTAAACAAGATGGTTGACCGTAAAAATGACGGCGCAAGGGAATTGATGGTCGGTACTCTTTGGAATGTTTTAGATCCATTGGAGCGAATGAGAAAGCAATATGAGAATGATCCACAATACCGATTCCGTAAGATTCCGGCACTTAATGAAAATGACGAAAGCAATTTTGCGTATGAAATCAACGGATTTTCCACGGAATACTATCGGGATATGCGAGATAAGCTCGACAATGCCGAATGGATGGCTAAGTTTATGCAGCAACCATATGTCCGCGAGGGATTGCTTTATACGGATTTGAGACTATTTAACGGAATCCTGCCGGATGGAGATTTCCGGCGCATAGGAGTTGTGGATGTTGCCTGGGGCGGCGGCGATAGCTTGTCAATGCCGATTGGGGCAGAATATGAAAACGGTGATGTTTATATTTACGATTGGGTATTCAACAAAGGTCCGAAAGAGGTAACAATTCCTCTTGTTGTTGGACGAATTATCGGGAATGAGATTCGGCAGACAAGATTTGAGGGGAATACCGGGGGAGATCTGTATTGCCAATATGTAGATGAAAAGTTACAGGAACAGGACTATAAATGTTCATGCACAAGCAGAAAAGCCCCAAACAAGGTTGAAAAGTTGTCGAAGATCATAGCGTATTCCGGTGATGTTAAGAGAAAATTCATATTTCTTGATACTCACCGACCGACGCAGGAACAAATGAAGAAAGATTCAGATCTTGGAGTAACAAGATATTACAGAAATGACGAATATCAAGCGGCTATGGATGAACTTTCTATGTTTGTAAGTATTGGCGGTAATGAACATGACGATGCGGCAGACGGTTTAACCCAGCTTGAAATGTTTATAGAGAACCCAAACAATACCGCAAAGGTAGAAGCGGCAGTAAACCCATTTAGGAGGTATTAGGATATGACAACAGACAAATATCTTTCACAGATAAGCAGAATTGACCATGCGATTGCAAATAAGCTGGAAGAAATCAAGAGGCTATCCGATATGGCAACTTCTATATCTATATCTCCGAAAGAGGTGGATGTGCAATCATCCGGAAATCCCGACAAAATGGGGAACGCTGTATCGAAGATTGTTGATCTGCAGAATGAGATTCAGACGCTTGTAGATGAATTGGTTGATAAAAGACGGATTATTATATCACAAATCGACAGTATGGATAATACAGATGTATATATCGTGCTTTCATCACATTATGTCAATGGAAAAGATTGGAACCTGATTTCCGTCGAAATGAAATATTCCTACAGGAACATTATGAAACTTAGGAAAAGAGCATTGCAGGAGTTTGAAAGACGTTATGGACAACTTTATTCTGAAAAGAGTGCATAAAAGTGCACAATAGTTCACACTCTTTCACAACATTTCCCAAAACTTGCATGATATACTAAAAGAGTAGAAAAACAAATTTCTACAACCCCCAAAGTATATAACCCGTAAAAGGCACTGTCAGAAATGGCAGTGTTTTTTATTTACAAGAAAGAGGTTGCTATGAAAAAAGTAACTATATATTGCCCGGATTGCGGAAGAATTGCCGGACATTATGATGGGAGATCTACGATAGACCATCCGTGTAAATGTAAAAAATGCAATCATATTGTGATTTATCGCGTGGCAACAGGCAAGATTGAAACGAAGCCAATACCGAAACGCGCTTGCAGTAGTGGAGTTTTATTTATATGAAGAATACACAGTATTTCCATGACCTTGTAAAAGGAAGATACGGAAGAAAAATTGCATATGCTAACGTAGAACAGATTACTGCAGACAATATCGTAAATGTTGTCGGAAACTGCATTGGTGCATTTTATTTCAACAAGACGATCATTCGGTATCTTTGGAACTACTACAAGGGCGATCAGCCTGTATTGTACCGAACAAAGGTACAAAATGCGGATATAACCAATAAGGTATCTGAAAACCATGCCTATGAGATTGTTCAATTCAAGGTTGGTCAGACTTACGGTGAGCCAATTCAGCTTATCAGCAGGAAAGACGATGATCGGATAAACAATGCGGTTGATGAATTTAACGATTATCTGACCGATGCTAATAAACAGGAAAAGGACATTAAGGCAGGAGAGTGGCAATCAGCAACCGGAACATCATTTAAGGCGGTGCAGATTATAAAAAATGGAGATATGCCATTTAGAATTGTTGCACCGACACCAATGAATACGTTTGTTATCTACAGCCGTTCCACAGAAGAGCCACTTTTAGCAATCCAAGAGCTTAAGGATGCTGATGGACAGATGTATAAACTCTGCTACACGGACTCTTACGAGTGCAAGATTGTGAACGGAGAGGTTCGAGATTGGAAACTACATGGCTTTGGTGGAATCCCGATTGTTGAGTTTCCGAACAACCATGAGCGCATTTCTGATATTGAGCTTGTGATCGGACTATTGGATGCAATCAATACGATGCAGTCAAACCGAATGGATGGCGTTGAGCAGTTTGTTCAGTTTTGGATAAAGTTTGTAAATTGCGACATTGACCGGGAAACCTTTGAAAAAATGAAGATTTCCCATGCGCTGACGGTAAAATCCAATAATGAGCAGAATAAATCAGATGTTGATATTATGACACAAGAGTTGAATCAGACAGAGTGCCAAGTCGCAAAGGATGATTTGTGGGATAATGCACAGTCCATTCTTGCTATACCGACAAGAGAGTCGCAAAATTCTGGTGGTGATACACAGGGGGCGGTATCTTTAAGGGCAGGATGGGACTTCTCTAAAACCAGGGCTAAACAAAAAGACCCGATAATAAAAACATCGGAAAAGAGATTGGCTAAAGTAATATTAAACGTAATAAGAATTAAAGACCATGATTTAGGGCTTACGGCAAGAGATTTTGATGTTCAAATCAACCATAGTCCTCTTGATAATTTATATACAAAAACGCAAGCACTCGATCAAATGTTAAAAGCTGGAATAAATCCAAGAATAGCAGTATCTACTTGTGGATTATGGGGAGATGCCGAAAAAGTATTTATACAATCAAAGCCATATTTCGATGTTTTGTATAAAACAGTAGATATGGTAAAAAAAGAAAATGAGAATACAAAAAAACAAGAACCGACAAGCTAATTCCTATCGGTTCTTGTTTTTACATAATCAGTTAAAATACTAACCATGAGATTGTTAAGAGAGCGAATTTCTTCTTTTGCAATAATCTCAAGAGAAGATTTAAGCTTCTTTTCCATAACAATTGTAGTTTTAACTTTACTTTCTGAAATTTTTCCTTGCGGCATATTATCACCTCTTTTTGTGTAGTATAAATTACCATCAAGTAATTGTCAAGTAACTTGCAAGTTGCTAGCAACTATGATATAATACATGTAAAGGAGATGATTATATGCCAGATAAGAAAATGGCAAGACATGTTACACATGGGTTGACAGGTAAAAGAGTTTATAAAACTTGGGAAAGCATGAAAGCAAGGTGCTACAATCCTAATGATGGGAAGTATGAGAAATACGGTGGGAGAGGGATTAAAGTATGCGAGGAATGGTTAGGGAAAGACGGGGCGAGGAACTTTGCGAAATGGGCTTACGAAAATGGTTTTGATGAAAATAAACACCAAAAAGAACAAAGTATTGACCGGATAGATGTAAATGGTAATTATGAGCCAAATAATTGCAGATTTACAGATGCAAAAATCCAAGCTAATAATAGAACAAATACTATCTTTCTTGAATATCAAGGAAAGACAAAATGCTTACAAGAATGGGCAGATGAAGTAGGAATATCAGAATCAACTATTCGTTGGAGATTGAATAACGGGTATTCAGCAGAAAAGGCACTGACTACCGAAGTAAAGAAAAATTCAAACGCAGGTAAGAGGTATTTGACATACAAAGGAGAAACAAAAACAGTTTCTGAATGGGCGAAGCATCTAGGATTTGACCCTAAAGTATTATATTCAAGAATAAAACGAGGGTGGTCAACAGAAAGAGCTTTAGAAACCCCAACTGGTGCCGACAAGTGGCATAAAACAAAATAATAAATTTGAAGATAAGACAGTCACCGAGTAATCGGTGGCTGTTTTTATTTTATAAAAATTCGCAAAGTTGTGAGCGTAAAAATCAACAATGTCGTTCGGTGTCGTTGCACCGTATAAAAATTCGTATGACATATCGGAGGTAATGAATGAAGAGAGAAGATCTGATTGCTATGGGATTAAGCGAGGAAAACGCGGACAAGATCATGGCAGATTACGGAAGTTCCGTACAGAAAGCCAAAGCAAGGGTTGACGAGTACAAGACAAAGGCTGACAAAGCTGAAGAGTTGCAGAAGCAACTCGATGATATCGAACAGGGAAAGCTCACGGAAGTCGAGCAGGCAAATAAGAACCTCGAAAAAGCCAATGCGAGAATCGCGGAACTTGAAAAAGCGCAGGCAATAGCCACGCAGAGAGCCAATGCCGCATCTAAATTTAATGTTACCGCAGAACAGGCGGCGCAGATTGTAAAAGACGATGGCAGTTTTGATTATGACGTTCTTGGAAAGATTATCTCTGAAAAAGAGACCGCCGCAGCGCAAGCCAAGGAACAGGAGATTGCAAATGGCAGTACGAATCCGGGCGGTGGCACGGCTGGCGGAAATAAAGACAACGAAAAGACAGAAGCGGAAAAAGCCGCAGAGTCGATAGGAAAGACTTTGGCCGGAACGAATCAGACGGCTAAGTCGGTAGTAGACAGCTATTTATCGTAAGGAGGTTTTAAAGATGAAGTTTACTGAAAAAAGTGTAACAACTCAGCTTGAAATTCTGAAAAGAAAATTAGGCGGCGAGCTGTTCGAGGAAATCAAACTTGATGATACCGCATTCACAGAAGGCGTGTGCAAGGCAGGAAGTCCAATCGCCGTAGATGGAAAGGTTGATAAGGAAACAGAGCCAATCGGAATTTTACTTACAGATGTTTATAAGGACGAGAATCCTAACGGAACAATCCTTAGAGCGTTTGGAGTTGTAAATTCTGCAAACATTCAGGCAAACACAGGAGAAGCTGTTGCAGAGGCAGTTAAGACAGCCCTTCCGTTAATCGTATTTGAATAGGAGGTAATACAGAATGAACATTAGAGATGTGTATAGTGCAAAAGCAATCGCGCTTGTAAACACAGAGGTAGCAAGTAATAAAATTGCGTATCTTGGTTCGGGATTATTCCCAGCTAAGAAGAAAATGGGACTTGATCTGAAATGGATTAAGACTTCTAAAGGACTTCCGGTTTCTCTTGCACCGTCCAATTTTGACGCAGTATCAACATTGAGAAGCCGTGAGGGATTCAAACTGACAGAAACAGAGATGGCTTTCTTCCGTGAGTCTATGCTCATTAAGGAAGCGGACGAACAGGAAATCATGCGTGTACAGGATAGCGCAGACCCATATGCAAGCGAGGTATTAAGCAGAATTTTTGATGATGCGAACACTCTTATTGATGGTGCTAACGTTGTTCCAGAGCGTATGATTATGCAGTTGCTTGCACCGGCTGATGGATCTCCAAAGATTTCCATTCAGGCAAACGGCGTAACCTACGCTTATAATTACGATCCGAGCAACACATACAAGACCCACAACTTTGCAAACCTTGAGACCGCAACGGATAAGTGGGATGACCACGAAAATTCTGATCCACTTGACGATGTTTCTGTTGCTCTTGATGCAGTCGAATCAGAGACAGGAGAGAGACCTTCTATCATGATTGTTTCTCGTAAGACTATGGATCATCTTAAGCAGAATAAGAAGATTCGTTCCGCCATTCTTGCGCAGAACGCCACGGCAAACATCTTTATGAACGACAATCGTGTTAAAGAGGTATTCTCCAACGAACTCGGAATCAGCATTATTGTTTACTCTAAACAGTACAAGAATGAAGATGGTACGGCATCTAAGTTTTACCCAGACGGATTTGCAACGCTTATCCCAAGCGGAGCACTTGGAAATACTTGGTACGGTACAACACCGGAAGAACGTACACTTATCGGAAAGCCTACAGCAGATGTTTCTATCGTAAACACAGGTGTTGCTGTTGCAATTTCCGTATCGGAAGATCCTGTACAGACTAAGACAACAGTTTCTGAAATCGTACTTCCGTCTTATGAAAGAATGGATAGCACCTATGTCATTAAGTGCTATTAGGAGGTGATCCTTTGGTTTACGAGTGCAAAACAAAATATAAGGGCAAATGGTATATGCCAGGAGAGGAAGTACCGGAGGCAAAATCTCCGGTACCTTCTGATTTTATGAATCCACCTAATATCACTTATACAAAGACCGAAATCAACAGAATGAGTACCGCAGACTTGCAAAAACTTGCCGCAGAGCAGGGAATTGAAAATGCACAAGCAACAAGCGGTGCGGAATTGAAAGAAATTCTGATTGCAAAATTTAATCTGTAGGAGATCGCTTATGTCATACACGCTTGTCGAACAGGTAAAGATTCGTTTACAACAATTTCATATAGAAGAGGTAGAGGACGAAGCGACCGGGGAAAAGTCCGATAAAGTTGTGTTTGATAAAAAAGAATGTAACCCTTTGATTGAACAGCTTTTAGAGCAGGCAAGAAAAGAGATTATCAGCAGACGGAACTATCCGGACACATACACGCAAGACCAGATTGACAGTGATGTTAAGAACTATGAAAACATTATGGTCAATTTGGCAGTGTACGACCGCTCACAAGCAGGCGAAGCTTACATGGCAAGTTTCTCAGAAAACGGTGTGAGCCGGACATGGAAAGACCGTGAAAGCCTTTTTGTTGGAGTGTTTCCGTTTGTAAAAGCAATGTAATTAAAGAAGATTGTGCGTTAGCATTTTGCTGATGTCAGCAATATGTTAGCAGGCGGCACACATTAAGGGTGGTGGGCGGTGCGCCTATTAATTTAGAAAGGCGGTATATCAATGCCAATAGCAGTAATTATAAGCATAATTTCAGTTGCTTTTTCCGTCTTTTTCGGATTTTTCAGTTTATCATTCAACTCTAAGAATGATAAACGAAGTGACAGAGTAGAACTTGAAGAACGTGTGAAAGAGAACACGCGAATAAATATGAAACTTGACGCAATATCCAACAATACAACGGAGATTAAGAACGAAGTCACAGAAATGCGGAAAGAGCTTAATTCTCACGATAGTAGGATAATTAAAGTTGAAGAAAGTGTTAAGTCGGCGCATCACAGAATTGATGGCATAGAGACAAGACTTAATGATGACAAGGAGGTGTAGATAATGGATATTATTCAGACATTAATTGCAAACATGACACTTATATTAGCAATTATCGGAGCTATTGCTTTTCTTGTATCTGTAATTACACAGGTAATCAAGAATATAAGCATATTCAATAAAGTACCTACGGACATAATTGTGTTCGTTTTATCTATCGGTATCACAGTTACGGCGTTTATCGCATATATGCAGTACATTCATATGACGATACTGTGGTATATGATACTTGCGGCTATTATGGCAGGCTTTATCGTTGCGTTTGTTGCAATGTTTGGCTGGGAGAAATTATCCGATTTATGGAAGCGTTTTGGCAAGGATGTGAAGTAAATGCTTGATATTAATAAGCAGGAAATGAAGTATTCGCAATCCGGTCAGAGGGTATTCATCCCGCAAACTGACGAAAATGGAGATATTGTCTATGAAGGGTACAAGGATTCCGATGGGAACTTTGTACCTTATTTAGATTCCGAAGGCAACAAGATTCCAAAAGGCGAGGAAGTTGAAGGGTTTTCAGAACCTACGACATTCCAAGCTAATATCAGCAATAAGTTGTCAGAAGCCCTTGTGAAAGAATTTGGAATTGATGATAGTACATCATACTGTCAGCTTGTCACGGATAAAGGATATTTACCACTAAAAGCCGGTGACGTTGTGTGGAAACGTTCGGAAGTAGGACGCACTGATGATGGACTTGTGGATTCAGAAACCGCAGATTACATCGTAAAAGGAGTTGCTGATGAAGGACTGACCACGGATTTGTTTCTTCTTCGGAAGAATATTAAGTAGGTGATTGTATGAAAAAGAAACCTATTTCAATGACACTATCTACTAAGTCCATACAAGACGCTATAAAGAAATTAGAACAGTACCGCGATAGTTTACAGGCTAAATGCGATTTACTTGTTTCTAGGCTTGCACAGGAAGGTCAGACGGTGGCAATACAACACATATCGGAATCCCCAATAGGGAACACGATAACGGTAAGGGTTGATAAAGCACCGCAGTTAATGACCTCGAACGCGATTCTGATTGCAACCGGAAAAACGGTAACGTCAGAAGATAGAGAACCGTTCTATACTTTGTTGGCGGTAGAGTTTGGGTCTGGAATTTTTTACAATTCCGAAGAGAACCCAAAAGCACCGGAACTTGGATTCGGTGTCGGCACGTATCCGGGGCAAATACACGCTTTTGAAGATGGTTGGTACTATTGGGACGATAAGACCGAAACATGGCGTTATACCCACGGTATCAAAGCCACAATGCCTATGTATAATGCGGAACAACAGATTATTCAACAGTATGTAAAGATTGCAAGGGAGGTATTCGGTGGAAAATGAGTTAAACAGTTGGGCGCTTGATTTTGAAGATACCTTATGTTCCCTTTTGAAATCATACATGGAAAGCAAGGTAAGAGGAATTAAGGTGACGCAAGATGAAGAATCGGGCGGTACCGCAACATTTCCGACGCTTTTAGTCAGACAAATCGGTGGTACAGAAGCCGGACGAACGAATGAAGCAAAGACAATCAACGCAATTCGACCAACATTTCAGATCACAATTACAAACAAAGGTTCAAGAAAAGCAACTAAGGACATCGCAGCATATGCGGTGTCTTTTTTTAAACAACAAATGTTTGAGGTATCAAATATAATCCCAACAATTTCCAAGCAAGTGCGAACGGTTACATTCCGTGCAACTCGCGTAATTGGAAACATTGAGCATTTAGATCAGCTATAAGCAGAAAGGAAGTAGAAAATATGGCATCAACAAGCTATAGAACACGTGTCATCGTAAAAGAGCACACGGAAAAACAGGCTGACTTTGCAGGAACATACAATCTTTTGGTTGCGGCTAAGTCAGTTCCAAGCCCTGCATCACCACCAAACACGGTTGAGTCAACCACAATGGAAGATGATCAGCAGACTTTTGAAAAAGGAATTAAGACTTCTGATTCAAGAGAAATTACAGGAAACCTTGAAAAAGAATATCTTTCAAAAGTGGATGGATATGGAGATAAAAAACTTGATATTATCCATCTGTATGGAACGGACGGTATTGGCGGTGTAGCGAAGTACGCATATGTAGGAACTGCAACAGCCACACCTAACGATGTAGGTGGAAACGATGAAATCCTTGAAATGACGGTAACAGTTATTCCAAGTACAGCATCGGAACTTGTTACAGATAAGCTGACTGTCGTTGATAACAACGATGGAACATTCACTGTAACAGTGGTGGGGTAAAAAGCCTATCGGACGAGCAATCGACCGCACCGGTAGGCGAGGATGAACGGTCGATAGCAGAACTTGAAGCAATAAGATAAACAACAATGGGGCGGTGGCAACACTGCCCCTTGCCAATATAGGGCAGAAAGGCAAGGTAAAACATGAAAGTTAAATTAGGTGGAAAAGAATATACAATTCAGTTTGCAACAAGACCATCGTTAAAATCACATATCTTACAGGATATTATGAAGACACAGGACATGGAAGATATTTCTTCTATGGAAGATATTCTTCTTGAAACACTTCCTAAGACGCTTCTTGTAGGATTGCAGATGCATCACAATGAAGAATTTGGATATGATTACAAAACAAACGAAGGCTACGATGAGCAGCTTGAGAAGGTGTCCGACATTCTCTATGATGCGATTGATACAAACGAGATTAACTGCATGGATTTATTCGCTGATATGCAGGAGGAAATGATGACAAACGGTTTTTTAGCGCAGATGATGGAGTCGTTGGAGAGAGCACAGGAGCAGGAGCAAAAGAAGAAAAAGACCCCATCCAAAGCGAAAGCCAAGAATTAACATGGGAATATTACGTTGCGGAAATCCGTCCGTTTTACCTTGTGGTAACGAAAGGCTACGGATTTTCCATTGATGATATAGATATGATGAATCCAGAGTTGCTTAAGCCTTATGTGGATGCATATAAGGCAGAATGGAAGCAACGCGACATGGAAATGTATATGTGGTTCGGCAGATATGCAACGTCAGCACTTGTGACCGCAATAGATGCTACATTCGGTAAGGGTAATAGTAAGTACGTGAAAGAAACTTGCTATGATTCTATCGAAAAGCAGAATACGGACGATCCAGATACAGAGATACGAGAAATGCTTAAAGCGGAAGAAGCATGGGCGGCTAAATCAAGGGAATCACATTTACCAAAACCAAAGATAGTTTAAGAAAAGAGGTATTGCTATGGCAGTAATTATCGGAAGTGCGCGACACGATGAACACGGAAACTGCTATTCTGGCGGAAAAGCCGGAGACCAGACCGGACAGGAAGTGTCTACGCAGAAGTTTTACAACCATTCTAAGGGATGGAATGTGTTAAGAGCAAAGGATAATAAGGTTGCGGAGAAGTTAGCTGAAGCTATGAAGATTGCGTGTGGCAACAAAAACATCGGCTACGACCAATCGGAACGCTACGGAGTCATTAAACATGGCATTAACACAAAGGTCAAGACGGAATGCGATTGTTCGTCCCTTGTACGCGCTTGTATTATCCATGCATTCGGGAAGGATGTAGGAGATTTCAATACTGCAAACGAAAGAATCATTCTTTTGAAATCCGGCTTGTTTACCGATGCTGGTTCTTACCGAATCGGAGAACTGCTTTACAACGGGGACATTCTTGTGACGCGTACAAAAGGTCACACTGCAATCGTTGTAAGTGGAGCAAAGAAAAATGCAAGCAAGTATTATTCGATGTATACCGGAAAATCTGGATCAATCGTTGAAGCATTAAAAGCGGTTGGGGAAGATGATGTGTCGAAAGAACATCGCGCAGAAATCGCAAAAAAGAACGGATTTTCCAATTTTAAGTTTACATCAGAGGAAAATTCAAAGATGATTTCTCTTCTGAAAAAGGGAAAACTGAAAAAGTAATTCAAGGGCGGTAGGGGTCAAATCTTACCGCCCTTTTCTAAAACTAAATAAAGGAGGTGTAACTGTTGGAATTAGAAACCTTAGAGGTCAAGATTCAAGCGCAGGCAAGACAGGCTAATGGTCAGATCGACGCACTGATAACAAGGTTAGGAAAACTATCTTCATCCTTGCAAAGCATAGATTCTAGCGGAATTAACCGGTTATCAACCGGAGTAAACCGATTGTCAAACTCAATGAGTGCCATGCGCAGTGTTGATTCAAGGTCATTCTCGACTCTTGCAAGAAACATTAAAACGCTTAGCAACATTGACACAGGAAAGATAAATGCAGCAGCCGGAGCAATGCGACAGATTTCAAAGTCGGTAAGCTCGTTTTCCGGTATGTCAAAATCGGTGCAAGGGTTATCGGAATTAGCCGGAGGAATCAAGCAACTTGGTTATACAAGCTCAACAAAGGCTATCGAGAATATACCAAAACTTGCGGTTGCAATGCGACAGCTTATGTCCGAATTGTCGAAAGCCCCTAGTGTAAGCCGGAATATTATTGACATGACAAATGCATTGGCAAAATTATCACGTACCGGTGGAGCGGCAGGAACAGCGGCAAAAAGCATCACAAGCTCATTTAGTGGATTTAGTTCAAGTGCATCCGCTGTAACAAAGAAGTCGTTCTCCCTTGCGTCTGCAATAGGAAAAGTGTATGCAACATATTGGGCTTTATTCCGTGGATTTAGGCTACTTGGAGATGCCATTGACATATCATCCTCATTAACCGAGGTTGAGAACGTTGTAAGGCAGACATTCGGGCAGTATGAAAGCCTAATTAACAATTTCGCAAAAACATCAATTGAAAAATTTGGTATGTCTGAATTGTCCGCAAAACAGTTCGCAAGCCGTTTTCAAGCCATGGGAACTGCCCTTGATATTCCACAAGGGCAAATGGCAAAAATGTCTATCCGGTTGACAGAATTAGCCGGAGATATGGCTTCATTTTATGATGTGAGCCAAGAAGATATTGCCAAGAGTCTGCAATCTGTATTTTCCGGTACTACGGCACCTATGCGGCGTTATGGTATCGACTTGACACAGGCAACATTAAAGGAATGGGCATTAAAGCAAGGACTTGATGCGAACATTTCATCAATGACACAGGCTCAAAAAGCCATGTTGCGTTATCAGTATGTGCTTGCGCATACAACCAATATTACCGGAGACTTTGCCAGAACAGCCGATAAACGAAACTTTTGTTTCATGTGTCGCGCGGCATAGCAATATGTCGATGAAAAATCGGGTAAAATCGGTGAAGGCTAAGTTGACTTAGCACGAACATTTTTGTATAATATGTTTGAGGTGATTTAATGCGAACATATTATATCTACAAAGCAACAAATAAAATAAACGGAAAATCTTATGTCGGTCAAACTTGTGATTTTCATAGCAGAGTGTGGCAACATCAAAGGTGCTACGAAAAAGAAGATTGCGACTTTCATAGAGCAATTAAAGAATTCGGGTTTGACAACTTCTCATGGGAAATCATCGAAACGTGTGAAAGCGAAGATGGAGCCTGTGAGTTGGAAAAGTATTACATTGAAAAATTTAACACCTATCGAGATGGCTATAATATGACCAAAGGTGGGAAAGGCGCGCCGTATCATAACGCCAGGGCAGTTGTTTTGCTGACGCTTGACGGACGGTACATTAAGCGTTATGATAGTGCAATGGATGCAGAAATTGACGGATTTAATAATACGGATGTTCTGCTTAATTGTAAAGGAAAAAGGCGGCAGACAAAGGGCTATATGTTCATGTTTGAGGATGAGTATGAATCAAACGGAGCGAAAACCTATAGAAAGCCGGAACCTAACGGAATGAGAAGCATTATTCAATGTGATATGGAAGGAAATTTTATACAGAAATTTAAAAGTTTGCAGGAGGCGGCTAGGATTACCGGAGCAAATAGAACAACTATTTCCGGTGTGCTTTCAAATACCTATAAGTCGGCAAATGGATATATTTTTGTATACGAAGAAGATTTTCCAATAAAAGATTTGAGCATCTATAAAAAGCGCAAAAAAGGAAGAAAAATTGCGCAAGTGGATGCGAAAACCAGAGAGATTATAAGAGTGTTCGATAGAATATCCGAAGCAGGGGAATCTCTTGGAGTTAATTACAAAGCAATACATAATGTAATTGACCAAGAGGGGCGAACTGCTTATGGCTATAAGTGGATAAGTCAATAAGCTAATACCGAGATAAGGCTATAAAATAAAAGTTATAGCACATTGTAGAGCGTAGGGATTGAACCTATGCTCTTTTCTTATGGAAAGAGTGTAGAATATAATATCCCCAAGAGTATCCGACAGCCACAATGCTGTGGTTGAAAATGTACGCCGAACTTATGGGAAACCATAAGAAGTAGAGGATAAAAAGCCTTTACGATAACATATTGACATGGCATAACCAGATAACCATGCTTAAAGAGAACTTCAAAGCACTTGGAGCGGTTGTTGGTGGTGGCTTAATCAATGCATTTAAGCCATTTATCAAGGTACTTAATGCGGTTCTGCAAAAGGTAATTTCCTTTGCGGAAATGGTAACAAATGCTTTAGGTTCAATCTTTGGATGGAGATATGAAGCAAGCAAAGGAGCAGGGATCAGCGGTCTTGCTGATGATATTGGAAGTGCGTCTGATGGCATGGATGATTTAAGTAATGCCGCAGGAAACGCAGGGAAAAACACAGGCGGTATCGCAAAGAATGCCAAGAAAGCAAAAAAGGAAATCCAACAGGCAACTCGTGCATTTGATGAATTAAAGGTTATTTCAAAGCAGAGTAAAGATAACACTTCCGGTTCAGGGAATAAAGGTTCTGGTTCTGGATCTGGTTCAGGTGCTGGTGGCGGCACCGGTGCTGATGGTAGATTAGTTCAGACCGACACCATCTTTAAGAAATTCAAAAGCAACATAAAAGACCTTGAAGGACTTGGAAAAGCGATTTCCGGTGCTCTTATCAATGCAATGCGAGGCATCAAGTGGGATGAGGTATACGCCAAAGCGTCCGGCTTTGGTAGTGGACTTGCAAAATTCCTTAATGGACTATTTGAGGGTCAGAAAGGTACAACGCTTTTCGGAGAAACCGGAAAGCTGATAGCTAATTCATTAAACACGGTACTTCATGGTTTAGATTCATTTGGCACAACATTTAATTGGAAACAATTTGGAAATTCAATTGCAGACGGAATAAACAAGTTTTTCCAAAACTTTGACTTTGCATTATTGGCTCAAACGCTTAATGCATGGGCGCAAGGCGCGTTTGATGCAGTTACGACAGCATTAAGTAAAATTTCATGGAAGGATGTTTGGAAAGGCGTCAAGGAGTTTTTAAGCAACTTAGACGTAAAAACAGTTGCAATTATCATCGGTGCGCTGACAATCAAAAAAATCCTTGGATTGCATCTTGCAAAAACCGCACTGGGAATCATAGGAACTTCCATTTCAAAAGCAATTGCCGGTTCTATTGCGGCAAAACTCGGAGTAGAAATCGGGGCAAACGCAACAATAGGAGAAGCGCTTTCCACAGGATTGTCAAAAAAAATAAGCGGTCTTGGTACGATTACCGGAAAAATCGGAAAACTGGCGTTGACCGTAGGAGCGATTGTTATTACGGCAGAGGCAGGATTGTCACTCGGAAAAGCAATTGGAAATAAGATAGCCGATGCTACACAACCGGAAGAAATGAAAGAGTACCGCGTAGACTTTAAGTTTAGCGACCTATTTACCTATTCATTGGATGATTGGAAACAGGGGTTTTCCGATTGGTGGAATGATACATGGGGACCAGGGCTCGCCGCTTGGTGGGAAGATCGAAAGGCAGGAAATACAAAACTTAAAATTCCTTTTACAGATTTTGAACTTCCATCGGACAGCGAAATGAAAAAAGCTGTTTCTGATTGGTGGGGTAAACAAAAGAAAAAGATAGAAAAACGTACAGAAAACGTGATTAAATTCACCGCAGACGTAAAAGATACATCTTCTAAATGGTGGTCTAATGTTAAAAAATGGTGGGGAGAAAAAGTCGGCAAAGTAAAAGAATTTGCTACAGATGTAAAAGATTCCGCTAAAGAATGGTGGAGTAACACTAAGAAATATTGGGGTCAAAAAGTTGGACAAGTCAAGAAATTTACAACCGCAGTCCAGAATGATGCATCTAAGTGGTGGAGTAACACTAAGAAATATTGGGCGGAGAAAGTCGGTAAGGTAAAAGAATTTACTACAGGCGTTAAAAATAAAGCCGGTGAATGGTGGTCTAATGTTAAAAAATGGTGGGAAAGCACTACGGCAGGAAAAGAGGTAAAGAGATTTACTGCAAACGTCAAGAAAGCCGGTGGAACATGGTGGAAAGATGTAAGCAACGAATGGAAAGAAAAGGTTATCAATGCAGGAAGAACATTGAAAATCGGCATTTCATTTGCCACAAATGCGCTAAAGAACCTATGGTCTAGTGTATCTACATTCTTTAGCGGAAAAACCGTAAATGTAAAAACGAAAGGTTCTACAACAAAGAAAGCTGATGGCGGTGTATTCTCCGGTGGAAGTTGGAAACCGATTAAGAAATACGCAGTCGGTGGATTGCCAAACATGGGGCAGATGTTCGTTGCGAGAGAAGCAGGACCGGAACTTGTTGGAAACCTTGGCGGTCATACGGCGGTTATGAATAACGATCAGATTGTAGCATCTGTTTCAGACGGCGTATACCGAGCGGTAAAAGCGGCTATGGGAAACGGACAGCCTGTGAACGTAACGTTTAAGGTAGAGGCTGATTCAAAAGGAATATTTAAGGTTACGCAAGAAGAAGCGCGCCAATTCTTTAATAGAACCGGCACTGCACCTTATCCGGTATAAATATAATGACTTTTGCCCTTGTGTGTGGTATAATTCAGAAAACTACATACAAGGGTACAAAGTACCGGAAAGGGGTTATTATGAAAAACTTTAAAAGATTTTTTACATTAGTTATTGCGGCGATCCTTATTGTTTCTGTTATCCCTATAATAAATTCGGATGCTAAAACGGATTACTTATCGTCGTTCAAGGTTTCAAAGAAAACAATTTACAAAGGAAACGGAGTGGTCATATCTGTCGACAAGGCAACAAAAGGTAGCAGGTATGTAGATATCACATTCGTTGTAAAGAATAATTCTGACAAAGACTACGATATCGCCGCGCATGAATACGCCATCAACAATCTTATGGCAGGCGGAAGCACTTATATGTCAGATGTTAATGTCCCAAGCGGGAAAAAGGCAAGGTTTACAGTATCCATCAATAAAGAGTGGTTCAAAAATAATGGAATAAAAACATTTAAGAAATTTGATGTTTTGTTTTGGGGATACGGGGAAAGCATGAAAGAATGGGAATCCCCAAAGGTTTCTTTTTCTACGAACAAGGACAATGGGAAAGGATATTTCAAGCCGAAAAAAGCGGCGAAAGTATCTGACGAAAACATAGACATTGGATATATCTCAAAAAAATCAGATAAGTATAAGTTTTATGTTAAAAACAAGACTGAAAGAGAGAGAAGATGGACTGTTGAGAATTGTTCAGTAAATGGATGGTCGTTTGATCTTGGTTCTGCAAAATATGATTTATATAGCGAGCCTATATTAAATGGATGTTATGCAGTATTTGAAATTCCGGTGGACAAGGATTTCAAGAGCGAAAACTCCATCAAAAAAATAAAAGAAATTGAATTTGATATTGAATTTGAGGGTGGATTCGATGATGATTACAATAATATCGAAGAAATAAAATCCGATAAGATAAAGATTAAACTTTAAAAATACTTAAGCCGTGGAAACACGGCTTATTTTAATTCAAAATCAGATTGACACAAAATCAAAAATAGTCTATCCTTATTACTAAGGAAACAACCTTATCCGTGAAGATGCGGATTACTTACTCGAACGCCATACTGTACGAAAGAGGAAACCAATGTGATTTCACAAGCGGTTTCCTCTTTTTTATTCAAATAAAAATGTATGGAGGTAGACACGAATGAAAAAATCACAACTTATGCTTAAGATTCAAAATAGCATTGAGGTATTTGAAAATCCGATATTCGGACAGATAAGAATGACCATGGTAGATGATGAACCATGGTTTGTTGGAAAGGATATATGCGAAGTATTCGGAGATACGAATTACAGAAGAAGCCTTTCGAATATTGATGATTCTGATAAGGGTGTGTCACAAATTGATACTCCAGGTGGAAAACAAAAAATGACGATTGTTAATGAAAGCGGTTTGTATTCCTTGCTTTTTCAGATGCAACCTCAAAAAGCAAAGGGTGTGTCACAAAACGACGCCCTTATAAACGAAAGAAAAGAAAAACTTCATAAGTTCAAACGTTGGGTAACATCCGAGGTTCTCCCTACAATCCGTAAAACAGGTGGGTATGTCAATAATGATGAATTATTTATTTCCACTTACCTGCCATATGCGGATGAAAACACTAAGCTGATATTTTCACAGACATTAAAAACTGTTAGAGAGCAGAACGAAACCATTAAAAGACAGCAGAAAGAAATCATCCATAAGGAAGATGTTATTATCGGACTTGTTGATGATATTGACTTGGCAACTAAGAGACAGCGGATAACACAGATTGTTCGTTTTGGTGCTGATGGAAAGTATCAAGAACGCTATTCGTTGCTTTATGGAGAATTTGAAAGGAAATATCACTGCAACCTTAAATCAAGGATGGAAGGGTGCACACTCAAACCGAAAGTAAGAAACAAGATGGATTATATCGACAGGGAAATGGGAATGATTCCGCAGTTGTACGAAATCGCTTGCAAACTTTTTGAAAACGATGTAGAAAAGCTGAAATCTGAATGGGAATCAGTAGTAGCTTAAAATTTAATCAAATAGATAGCATCTACCAAACGGTAGGTGCTATTTTTATACCCATTTTTAGGAGGTAAACGATGGGATATGGTGGATATTTAGTAAAGTTTGGGAATTATACCATACCGAACAATTTAATAAAGCAGGACACGTTTAGTTCCTATGTGAATATGCAAGACTTAGACCCATGGACGGATGAAAACGGATATGAGCATCGTGATGCCGTGGAACTGAAAGCCTTAAAGGTTGAGTTTGAAACCAAAGCCATGCTAACCGAAAAGCAGTTTGATGATTTTTGGAAGAACATTGAAAAGAACTATACCAAGGCAAAGGAACGTGGTGGCTATATCACGGCATACGTTCCGGAGAAACGTGGATATGTGACACAGTACGGATATATCGCTGATATTCAGCCTACGTTCTATTCTGTGGCACATGGGAAGATTAAGTATGACGCAATCAAATTTTCGTTTGTAGGTGGTGTATATGATAAATAGCAGTTTGAAAGAAAAGTATTGGGATTCCGCGACAGATAAGCAGATGGTTATATCTGTAGTTGGAACGAATCAGAAAATAGATAATTCGATGCTTGAAATCGGTACGTTTGCACTTGAAGAAAGTCTTTGTTCGGAGTCTGAATTAAAGTTTGGAGCGTGCGAAGCAAATTGCGTAAAATTTACAGCACGAAACACCGCAGGAAACATTATTGGAAAGACAATCTCTATCGAAGAAACGATTGACGGAGATAGCCAAAATCCGATGCCATACGGAGTTTTTAAGGTGGCATCCGATGTTCCTACGGCTGACCGAACAAAACGGCAGATTACGGCATATGACGCTATGTATGACATAATCAATACAGATGTAAAGGCTTGGTATGCAGGACTTAGCTTTCCAATGACACTTAAACAGTTCCGCGATAGCTTTTTTGCATATCTTGGAATTGCGCAAGTTGAAACAAGCCTTGTCAATGATTCCATGACGGTAAATAAGACGATTGTAGCCACACAGACGGACGATTCAAGTGCGGTCACAGAAGAGTCCTCTATCAGTGGAAAAACCGTTGTAACGGCAATCTGTGAGATTAACGGATGCTTTGGCAATATCAACCGGAATGGCAAGTTTAAGTATGTCTTTCTTAAAGCAATCACAAGTGCGCTTTATCCGGCAGACAATTTATTTCCGTCAGACAATTTATTTCCGTCTGATGCAAACACGGAGTCCATGACCGGACACTATATCACGTTTGATTATGAGGACTTCCAAAGTAAGGCAATCACGCAGCTAGAAATCAAGACAAACGAAGATAATGCCGGTGCTATTGTTGGAACTGCCGGGAACAACTATTCGATTACAGGAAACTTTCTTGTATCAGATAAGACCGGAGCGGAGCTGGAGCAGATTGCAAATAACCTATTGCCGATTATGAAACAGGCGGTATACACACCGATTAAAAGTTGTACTTGTGTCGGAAATCCATGTCTGACACTTGGCGAACCCATCCGGTTCAATACCACAAGAGAAATTGTTGAAACGTATCTATTGCAACGTACCCTAACCGGAGTACAAAGCAAGAGAGATTCAATCTCGGCACAGGGCACGCAGACACATTCCGCAAAGGTTAATTCTATCAGAGACACGATTGAAAGTGTGGAAAGGCGTACCGGAAAGTTAGAGAGGAACGCAGACCATCTTCAATCCACGTATGAAGATTTAGAGGAACAGACAAATACCAAGTTTGAGCAGACCACAAAAAGCATTGCCGCAGAAGTCAATCGTGCACAAAAAGCGGAAGGGCAATTAGACGCATCGCTGGAATTGAAACTTGGAAGAGACGAGAACGACCAAGTTATTTCTATGATCAATGCCAGTGCTGACCAAATTGTGCTACGAGGAAACAGATTGATTGTAGAATGTAACAACTTTGAACTGGACGGTAGCGGACGAGTACATATAATAGAATCTCTGCTTTTTGACAGTGGTGAGGTATCTGGGGTAGAGATATTAGGGCATGACGGAAGAAATAATGCGTTATTGCAGAATGTTAAGTTGGACTTATTATCTGTTACTGACGCAAACGGGGAAAACTTGGCGACAGAAAGTTATGTTGACAATTCGCTGAGCGACTACGCAACCAAAAGCGAATTGCCAAGTGGGTATTTTACAGACGTAGACTATACACTTAATGATAGCTCTACAACCAAGTATTCGCCTAGACACTTTAATAAAATGTCTGATTTTGGTTCAAGGGAAAGTACCTTGGATATCGAGGGTCTTTTGATTTCTATTCCGAGTTCCGATAAAAGGCTGAAAAATAATATACAATCATTAAGGGATATTAAAAGTGTATATATGGCAATGTGCCCGGTTGAATATACATGGAAATCCGGATACATCACGCAACACACAGGCTTACAGTTTGGTTTAATTGCGCAGGATTTAGAGAAGATTTTGCAGGATGCCGGATTGTCCGATAGCGGACTTGTACTAAAAGAAGATGCCGAAGAGGATGAAAAAGCAATTCACGGAGATTCAAAGACATGGAAAATTGACAAGGAAAATCTTCATGCAATGCACATACAGATGATCCAGATGCAGCAGAAAGAAATCGAACTTTTGGAGCAGAAAAATGAAGAATTGGAGCGCAGACTATCCGTGTTAGAAAGGAGTGTGAGCCATGCAGAAAATATATAACCGTATCAACTGGGAGAATTTCCCAAGTGAAAAAACAGCGGTAAATGAATCCAATCTTAATAAGATGGACTTGGCGATTGACAATCTGGATGATCGTGTGGTTGCTATGGATGCGTCTAAGGTTGATTTGGCAAAGGCAAATGAGCTTGTGAAAGAAATTCTGTGGGATGAATCCAACGGAACTCTGACAGTTGTTAAGATGAATGGTTCCAAGGCGGTCATTGATACCAAATTGGAAAAGTTGGCTGTCAACTTCAAGTACAACCCGCAGACACAGCAACTTGTGATAACACTAGATGATGGCACAACGCAGAATGTAGATTTATCCACATTGATTACAGAGTATGAGTTTTTGGACTCCGACACTATCGCTTTTGAACTTACATCTGACGGAAAAGTCAAGGCAATAGTGAAAGAGGGAAGTATCCAAGAAAAGCATCTGCGTCCGGATTACCTTGCTGACATTAAAGTGGAATCTGCCAAGGCGGTAGCATCTGCCAAAAGCGCAGGAGAATCCGAAACCAAGGCGGCAAAATCTGCCATAGATGCCGAGGACAGCGCAGACCGGGCGCAGGGAATCGAAAACGAGATTAACAAGAAACTCGCAATGGCAGAATTTGATGTGAATGAGGATGGGGAGTTGATTTACACGGACAATGCGGCATATAACTTTGTCGTTGACAATGACGGAAACTTAAACTGGGAGGTGGCTTAAATGGCTATAGCAGGAAGAGTGGCGATAGTGCCAAAGGGCGATTGGAGCGCAGATGCTACATATAAGAGATTGGATGCAGTGACTTATAACAATACTCTTTATTTCGCAAAAAAGGAAGTTCCAGCAGGAACGGCAACGAGCAATACAGAGTATTGGTCTAAGTCTATCGTGGGCGGTGTTGGTGCTATTGCAACGAAAGAGGATGCCGGAATTGTGAAACCGGCAGACGGACTTTCGATTGCGGAAGATGGAACCCTTAAGGTCAGCATTGATGGAACAACACTCACAATGGATCAGGTCAACAATGTTATTAAGTTGGCTGACACTTTAAAAGAGAAGATCAATGGGTCGTTCCCTGCAGCGAATGTAGTAAACAACCAGATAACAACGGAGACGGGGTATGCCCTGGATGCGCGGCAGGCTAATCCGAATCTGGATGGTACGATTGCAAAGCAGATAAGTGATTTAAACGGCAGTTTAAATAATGTTGCTACTAAAAACGATATAAGTGCATTAAATCCAGCCTCTGGAATTAAACTATACAGTAATTTTCACATAGGAAAACTAGGTGCAGGATGGTATAGAATTGCAGAAGCTGTTTTTATGACCGACACTGGGTCAAGAGGTGCGACATCGACGTTTATAGAGATCATGCTAAGACAAACATGGAACGCTCAAATCGGATGCTTTCATAAAGTAAAAATAATTCTTAAGTATTCTGACGAAGCCAAAATTTCTAGTTTTGGTATAGGGACATTAAATTTAACAAAAGTTAGAGTTGTTAGAAAATCTAGCATTTTATATTTTGACGTATTCAGCCGTGGGTATGATAATGAAACACAGACGCTATTGAATATTCCATTTCCCGCATATATTACATCAGCAAAAGCTTATAGTGATGCTAAAATTGTTCCTGAAACAGCTGATGCGGAAGTAATTGTTTGCAGTATTGACCTTGCAAATAATATATAAAATCATGAATCTTTGATAATCGTAAGCCATCCACTAGTCACATTATTACTATTACCAATGGGCTATATGATGTTTTCTACATCAAAGCTAGATATTACAGTATACTAAACGAAATATACCGCTCATCTTTAGTCTGTTGTAAGTGGAATCAGAATAATGTAATAGCTTGCTGTATTCCACGCAATATTAAAAGTTCCAGTTGCTCTGTCAACAGATGAGAAGGTAACTTTGTAGTTGACTAAAGTATCACTAATTTTAGTGTGTTGAAAAGTATATTTTGTAGAATTAACAAAATATATTGCTGCTCCTAACGCAGCACCTTGATACACGACGATAAACGCAGCCCCAAAATATGATATTTCCATACCTTTATCTGAAGCACCATATTTTATTTTCTCAATTTTTTTGTTTAAACTGCCGTTTAAGAAAATATATCGAACAAACATTCGAATGTAACTTATAAACAATTTTTATAGAAAGGAATAAAAAATTATGGATAAAATTATTTTGAAAGACAAAACAGAGTTCGAGATCGCCGATGGTGCAAGCCTTGGAAACATCCAGATCAAGGCAGAGAATTTCGAAGCCGTCAAGACCATCACGGATGCGTTCACAGCAGATAACCTTGCAGAAGTGACATTTACACATAATGGCGAAACATCCGGCAAGTACACCGATCTAAAATCCGATGGGTTTTCTTACAATCCAAACGCGGGAGAGGACGGGAAAGAAGATGGCACATACACTGTAACTGTTCGACTTCGGACAAAGACGGAAATGGAAAAGGCAATTGATGAGCTTAAAGCCGGGCATGAAGCAAACGCAGAAGCAATCCAAGAACTGGCAAACATTGCCGCAGAAAGCGAGGTGTAGGATATGGTTAAATTTTATGTAAGACGTATTCTTGTAGACAAGAAAATGACGATTGATGAAGTGCCGATGCGTTGGCGCGCAAAAGTGCAAGAAGAGATCGAGAAACAGCTTTCCGTTTCTCTGCAATGACATTTCCTGTCGAAACTTGCGACCGAAAAATGTTGAAATCATGCATATTGTAGTGATACTATGGACTTGTCCGAAAGGACACTTCAAGTTCTGGCATGGGTGGGGCTTGGCATGGCTCCGCCCATAATTGGGGATTGACTATGCCGAACATACGTTCTATAATGGGGTATAAGGATTGGGGGTTTTGTTATGGACTTTAAAAAGATGATAATCGAATTACTTGATAAAATCGATGATTCAAAGATTTTGCGTTATATCTACATAATAATTTCTGACATTGTAAAGGAGATTGAGAAATGAAAAATTCAAAACTTGAAATCAGGTCAATTGATGAAGATAGCATTTATTGCGAAGTTTTGATTGACGGTCATGTCGTGCATGGAGTGCGCAGTATACGATTTGAAAAGAAAGCGCAATCCATGCCTGTTGTTCACCTTGATTTTAATTGCATCAATATGTCAATAGACTCTCCGTTTGTTACAAGATTAGAAGGAAATGACGGAGAGGGCGAGATTGAGATTAAATTTAAGAATCAAGACCACGCCATATAGGGCAATCGTTTCTTTCGCAATGATACGTTGTGTCGCTATAACCACAACGTATCTTGCCTTTTGCGTATACAGTTCCTTCGTTGCTATTGTATGGAACTTGTTCAACTTCTATTGTAACATTTTTATTAACCAATTCACAAAATCCATATTCTTTTCTAAACATAACTATTCCTCACTCAATAAATCAATCAATTCAAAAACGTGCTTTTTCTTCTTATCTGAAAGGGCAAGTATCTTTTTTATGGCGTTTTCCAAGTCCACATCGTTTCTTATTTTAGATATAAGATGAGCCGATTCATCCGAAAAGGCAGAGTTTTCTTCGCCTGTCAATATCCAATCTGTACTCACTCCAAAATATTCAGCAATTTTTATTATTCTCGATGATGGAATATCCTTCGGTTTTGAGATAGAGCCGTTGCTAAATTCCAGCTTTTCTTCTAAGGCAGTCATGCTAATCCCTGCTTTTTTGCACAATAACCTAATTCTTTCTAGCGGTGTCATAATTTTCCTCCATTTCACTAGAACAATTTCTATAAAATGGGTTGACAAACTAGAACATCTTCTATATAATAGCTTTATCAACTAGAAAATGTTCTACGAAATATAAATAGAGACTGTTCTTAAATTCATTTGGCAAATTTATTTTAGAATATTATCTACATTATGTCAATAGAATATTTTCTAAGTCTATAGAAAGGGAGGTATGCGATTTGCTTTACGACAAAATCAAGCAGCTTTGCAATGAAAAGGGCACAAACATTATGAGAGTTGAGAAAGAAGCAGGACTTAGCAATGCTACAATCCGCAAATGGAACGAATCTTGCCCTAGTGCAGAAAACCTTAACGCCGTTGCAAAGGTTTTAAATGTAACTGTTGATTCTCTTCTTAATTAGAAAGGAGCTAGGGCATGGAACACAAACCACAAAAAATTGAAATCAAGCCGAGAAAAGAGGGCGAGCCACCGTCAAGCATTCATCTTTTTGTAGATGGACATGAAATCAAAGGAATTAGAAAACTTGATTTTTCTGTGGAGCCAAACGGTCTTCCACATTTGGTGCTTGATTTACAGGCATTTAATTTGACGGTTGATGCCGTTTGCTTGATATATCAGGAAAAAATCGGGGCAATCAATCTACAGATTGCAGACGAAGAAAACGAAAGGGGTGAGAATGGGTGGAA